AGGATCGCTTCGGCAAGTTTATTCCGAAGGATGGCGAGCCCGGCAAGGACGGCAAGGACTTCGAGCCTGAGGCTGTGCGCTACATCATCGAGGAAACGGTAGCGGCGTTGCCGCCTCCCCAGGACGGCAAGGATGGCGAGCAAGGTCCGCCCGGTCCAGCTGGCAAGGACGCCGATGAAGATGCGATTGTGATGCGCGTGGCGCGTGCGATCCCGATCCCCAAGGACGGCAAGCAGGGCGAGCCCGGTCCGCAGGGTCCCGAAGGTCCTGCAGGTAAGGACTACATCCCCGACATTGATGACGTGCGGCCGCTGGTCGTTAAGGTGGTGACGGAAGAGGTGGCCAAAATCCCGACACCTAAGGACGGCGCTGATGGACGAGACGGCATCGACGGCGAAGATGGAGTGGGTCTTGCGGGCTTCTTCATTGATCGAGAGGGCTCTGCTATCGCAACTCTTAGCGACGGCACCACGCACAATCTCGGCATCGTCGTGGGCAAGGACGGCCTACCCGGCAAAGACGGATTGCCGGGGAAGGATGGGCGTGATCTATCTCTCGCCAACCTGAGGCTCGAGCTCGACGAGCGAACCTTCCGCGTCAAGCACGCCGACGGCGAGGTCATCTTCACCTCGAAGATACCGGTGCCGCTCGATCGTGGCTCCTTTGTTCTTGGCAATGCTTACGAGTTGGCGGATGAAGTCACCTTTGCAGGGCAGGTTTATATCGCGACGCGAGATGGACCGATTGGCAAGCCGGGGGAAAACTCGGATTGGCGCCTACGCAGCCGGAAGGGACGCGATGGACGTGATGGTAAAGATGGCGCCCGTGGCGAGCGTGGCCCGGTCGGACCGACGGGAAACCCCAAACCAGACTTCGGCAAACACCCGGAGGCCTGAGTGGTTTCCAGACTGGGCTGGAGGCACCTGCGCTATCGTTGCCTCTGGTCCGTCCGCGGTGCGGGAGCCGTTCCACCTGCTGCAGGAGCGACGCGACATCAAGGTGGTCGCGATCAATACCAGCTTCCAGTTGGTGCCGTGGGCTGACATGCTCTATGCGTGCGACGGCAAATGGTGGGATCACTACAAAGGAGTACCGGAGTTCGCCGGTATCAAGGTTACCTACGATCGGGACGCGGCTCGCAAGCACAATCTTCATCGCATAGACGTGGCCCGGTTCGGCAACGATCTGCTGATCTCCAATCCGGGCTTGGTGGGAGCTGGCGGCAACTCCGGGTTTCAAGCGCTCAATCTTATGGTGCAGATTGGTCTTAGGCAGATCATCCTGATCGGCTTCGATATGCGGGTGGACGGCGGTGGGCATTGGCATCCCCGTCATCCGCATCCGTTATCTAACCCAGACGCGGCGTGCAACATTCCACGCTGGCGCAAGTCGCTTGATGGTGCAGCACGTAAACTACATGAGCTTGGCGTCAAGGTAGTGAACTGTTCGATGGTAAGCGATTTGAAGGCTTACCAGAAAATACCCTTGGAAAAGGTTCTGGCATTGCTCTGACTTCCTCACCCGATCAAGTCAGGCAATCCTGGACCGGGGCGACGCATCGTAGGACGCTGATCGCACCAATCACGTCCTTTGGTCCCGCGCTCGTCTCGGTTCTTGAATAGGAGAGGCTATGGATCCGGTGCGCATATACATTGGGGTAGGGGCGAATGACGAAGACCTAGAGTTTCAGGCGGTCTTGCACTACTCACTAGCGCGCAAGGCTAGCCAGCCGATCGAGATTACGTGGATGCGGCTTTCGCGTGATCCCAATTCCTTTTGGTACTCCGATCCGCAGAAGATGAAAGGGTGGAATACCAAGACTTGGTGGACGCCGTTCTCCCCTCTGCGTTGGGGAGTGCCGGCCGCCTGCAACTTCCAAGGCAAGGCTATCTATCTCGACGTGGACATGATCGCGATGGCGGACATCGCCGAGCTCTGGAACCAGGAAATCAAGGACGGTGCCGGGATGGTGGCGAAGCTCCCGGACATCTGCGTTTCGATGTACGATTGTTCGGCGATGAAGAAAGAGCTGCCGCCGATCGAGCAGATCAAGACGCATCCTGGCTTGTACCGGCAAGTGCGTCATCGTGTTATGCAAAAGCCCGGTCTAATCCAGCGCGCAGCTGGCGGCAACTGGAACTGCCTCGACCTCAAGCGCGACCGCGGCGGCGAGTACTCCAAGGTCGATGACCCTGATATCAAAATCCTGCACTTCACCAAGGTGGCCACGCAACCGCATCTACGGCATGCTATCCCCCGGCTGAAGAAGGAAGGGCGCAAGCATTGGTACGAGGCCCGGCAAGAGCCGGTGCATGATCATCCTCGCCGCGATGCGCTCGAGTTCTTCGACAAGCTATTGGTGGAGGCAAGTGATGCGGGGTACGCGCTCGACAACTACCGCAACCCGGAAGGGCCGTTCGGCGATTACGGACGCTAAGAAACATTTTGAGCAGGCGCAGCGTTTCCTACTTACCGCCGAGCGCCAGTTCAATCTAGGCGAACCGATTGGTCCGGTCGTCTACCTCCTGCGCCTCGTCCTTGATGACTTGGTAAGACTAAATCAGGAGAGATCGCAACGTGGGGATGGGCGATGAACTCATGGGCGCTGGCATGGCTCGTGGGGCACAACGGGCGGGACATCGCGTCGCCTTCGGACACAGCGGCAAGATCACGTGGTCGAAGGAAGCGCATGAGATTTTTATCGGCAATCCGAATGTGGCTCCGCCGGGTGAGGAACGCGCTCTCGACCTGAAGTGGGTGCCGCACTATTCCGGCCACCGTCTTTACAATCGCTTCGACGGCAAGAACTCGCGGTGGATCTGGAACTATGATTTCCACGCCAAGCCGGGCGAGTTGTTCTTCCACCCGGGCGAGAAGGAGGCAGCCAAGGACCAGGACTTCATCCTGATCGAACCCAACCTTCCGATGTGGAAGAGCGTTTCAATCAACAAGAAGTGGGATCGCTACCAGGAAGTGGCTTATGCCTTGCTGTACCGCGGCTTCGACGTGGCGCAGTTCGAATACCCCGGCATCACGACCAAGCTGAATGGCGTCCGGCTCATCCCCTCGCCCACGATCCGGCGAGGTCTAGCTCGGATGGCGAAAGCCAAGCTCTACATCGGACCTGAGGGTGGCCTGCATCACGCCGCAGCTGCGCTCAACATTCCGGCTATAGTTCTGTTTGGCGGCTTCGTTCCGCCTTCCGTCACTGGCTACGATAATCATATCAATTTGACCGGTGGAGCCGAGGCCTGTGGTTCCATTACTCGTTGCGATCACTGTGAGCAAGCAATGCGCCGCATTACCCCGGACGAGATTGTATCCCATGCTTGTGAGTTACTATGAAACAGTTTGGGGGGATTTGGCTGCCAGACCATGAGCAGCATTTGATCGAGTGGATGCGTAATGTCAACGTCAAGGTCGACGGCAAGCTCACGTACCAGTACCACAAGATTGAACGCGCCTTGAAGCATGTCAGGAACTGGCGGCGCGCCATCGATGTAGGGGCGCATGTCGGCCTCTGGTCAATGCATCTGGTCAAGCGCTTCCAGCAGGTAGTGGCATTCGAGCCTAGTGTGGAGCAGAGCGAGTGCTTTGCAAAGAACGTCTCTTCCGGCACCATCGAGTTCTTCCGCATAGCGCTCGGTGACCGGCCCGGATGGGGCCGGTTGGTGACGGAGCATGGCAGCTCCGGGAACACTTACCTCAAGCGCGACGACGCGTCCGGCAACGTGCTGATCCGGGAGCTGGATGACTTCAACTTCAAAAGTATCGACTTCATCAAGATCGACGTGGAAGGCTTCGAGCTCTACGTGGTGCAGGGTGGCGAGATAATAATCTGCCGCGACCACCCAACCATAATCATCGAGCAGAAGCCGGGACTAGCCGAGCGCCAGGGCATTGAGAGAATGGCCGCAGTCAATCTGCTGCAATCGTGGGGCGCCAAGGTAGTGGATGAGATATCCGGGGATTACATTCTGACTTGGTGAGCGGGAAATGTTGTGGTGCCCAATCTGGTGGCAGCATCGCCGCGAAAAGTTCGAAATGATTATGCGCAATCTCGCTCGCGGTTGGCATGGTGCGCGCTGTGTCTACGGAATGCCGCCTGAAGACGAGAACCCGGTGGCGTGCTACGGACAGATTTGGGGCACCGAGAATGTTCTCAAACGGGCGTGCGAACTCCGGCGGCCGTATTGGCACATCGACAATGGGTTCTGGCGTCCTGGTCGCGGCCTACCCTACGGGTACTACCGGTTCACGTACCAAGGGATGTCCGCTCGTTTCTTACCGGACTGTCCGCCCGACCGGTTCGAACGGCTGGAGATACGGCTAAGACCTTGGCGCCGGCATGGCAACCACATCCTATTGGCATTACCGGGCTTGGAGTACGGCTGCGGCATCGGACTCGATATGCCGTACTGGATCGAGGAAACCGAGCGCGCTTTACGCAAGGCCACCGATCGCACCATCATCGTTCGGCCTCGCAACTCTAAGGTCCCGTTGGCGCGCGATCTAAACAACTGCTGGGCAGTAGTGACGCATAGCTCCAACGTGGCCGTCGACGCGGTGATCGCCGGCATCCCGGTGTTTGTGTCACCACTCTCGATGGCGGCTCCAGTCGGCAACCTAGACTTCCGTGACCTCGAATATGCGAAGCGGCCAGAGCGCATGGAATGGTGCCGCTCGCTAGCCTATCAGCAGTTCACCGTCACCGAGATGCGGAATGGAACGGCTTACCGGTTGCTCAAGCGAGTAGAAGATGCAGCACACGCCACTCATTAGAGTTCTGGAACCGGCCGACAGTTATGACCTAGTCACGGTCGACTACGTCAAGGCCTTCCTCAACATTACCACCGACACCGATGATGCGCGCATCGCCGCGCTCATCACGTTTGCGTCCAAGGTGATTGCCGATATTTGTGACCGGGTATTCGCGCTCGAGAAGGTGGAAGAGACGACGGTGCTAAATGGCAGCGCCGAGGGTGGCCTCGTTCTCAACCGCTATCCGATCGTGGATATCGACAGCATCTACAACGACGACAATTCCATCATCGATGACATCACCGTCTATGATGCCGGCGGCGGCGTCCTGCATGGCGATCTCGTCGGCACCAATATCATCACCTACAGTGGTGGCTACGAGCTCCCGGACGAAGCGCCCGGTCCGCTCCAGCTAGCCTGCATCGACTTGATCCGCAGCACGTACTATCTTGGCTCGCGCGATCCCTCGATGCAGAGCATCACCGATAACGCCACCGGCTCCATCCGGTTCTTTCCTCCACCCGGCATGAGCCGCACTGGTGCCCCCTCCAAGGCCTCGCCGCTCTCGCCGCAAGCGACCGCGCTCATTCAACCCTACAAGCGTCTGTACGTGGCCTAGCCATGGCGGAAGATTTCCTAGTCCAGACCCGAATGAGTGTGCGTAACTTTGGAAACGTTACGCGCGAAGCCGTTGATGCTCTGGCGAAAGACCTCGAAGCCTCGATGCGGGCGGACATCGCAGCTGGCGGAATGGGACGCTTTGCCAAGTCCAAGAAGAACCGCGTTGCAGTGCAGAGAAGGGGCGAGACCGGATATGCGTTGCGCATGTTCATTTGGCCCAACTTTATGAAGGCTTGGGAATATGGCGCGACTTCGGTTGGCTCTCCGATCCTATGGCTACCCGCTCCTGGGAATATCTTTGGCCGCTCTCGCGCTCGTTACTACGGCGGCAAACTAATCAAGCTGCCTGGCAAGAACATCCTCATCAATGCAGTGACTAAAAAGATTGCCTTTATCGGCATTCCCCGGACCACCATCAAGCCGGTTCTGAACCTGCGGGACATCGCGGAAGAGAAGGCCGCCAAGTTCGTCAGCTATATGAAGTATGGAGCCAGCTGATGCTTGACTACAACGTCCTGGTTTTGCAGCAGGTGCAGAATATCTTTTCGCGCCCGATCGTAATCACTCCGTATATTTCGCAACCCGGCAAGCCTTCGTACAACAAGCGCGGCGTCTTTGTGACCACGCCGATGGACGTGATGACCGAGGACACCGTGGTGTTCTCCGACCAGAAGTCCGCTATCGACATCAGGCTGACGGAATATCCAGTACCGCCGCAAGCTCGCGATTGGGTGTTCGTTCCGGCGCATATGTCGATGCCGGAAAAGGGCCCCTATGAGATCGTGGACGTTGACGAGTTTCACGATGGCCGCGCGCGATTGTCTCTGCGCCTTGCCGTCACTGACGAGACCAGACCCGGATGAGCGCGGTTCGCAAAATCCAGCACGGGATCGTGGAGCGGCTAAAGGCCTTCCCGTTCTTTGCCAAGTTTACTTTTCGGGAGGCGCAGGCCTATCAGGTGCAGCCTACCGATCTGCCCTATTGCGGCGTTTACCTGCTCCCTGAAACCCAAGGCTCGGATGGCGATTGGAATGCCGGCGAGCCGCGGCTTAGGTCTGAGTCCATTGTCGGCATCAGCGTGATCCTACGCAACGTCGAGTCCGACGAGCTCGAGAGCGCGCTGGACGTAGCCTTCGACATCATCATGCGAGGGCTATTACAAGACCCAACCTTCATCGGCTTCGCTCCGGCCGGGCTGTACGACATCGAAGGCGTTACCCGCATCCGGCGGCAGAACGTGTTTGGTGCTCTTGGTAGTCAGAACGAGACGCCAATTGGGGAGCTGCGCGCCGAGTTTACTTTTGTTACCAAGTACGACTATCCGCCGAATGTGACTGACGATCTTGATCTAATCCACCTTGAGACGGCTTACCCAAGTCTCGAGGAAGCGGACAGCGTGCAGCAGGTGACGGTGCCGATCAACCTGCAGACCGGTAGCTCCGGCGACTCGCCTGACCGGTTCGAACGCACAGACCAAGACCGCGACTTTGAGTGGCCGAAGGTTGCCATCAGTCATGCGCCGGATACTGATGGCGGTGGTGCACCCTAGCAGGAGGAACCTATGGAAGTCATTACCAACAAGATGACCGGCTTTGAGGAAGGCAGTGACCGCTTTCAGATTGGCCGCATTCGCGTCTGGCCGGGCAGGACCAAGGAATATTCCTCGGAAGAGGTCCGCAAGTACCTCAAGCACCCGCTCGGCAACATCAAGTTTCGCGCCACTATCTACGACAGCGTGGAGTGGCCCTTTGACCAGTTTACCAAGCGCCGCATCCAGGACGGTACGGTGCTGACGGAAGCCCCCGAACCTTTGCCGATGGAAACTGAGCCAAACGGGGACGCAGAGCCACAAGAGCCTGAGAGTGGCGACCTCTTCTCTCAGACTTAGTGGTGCAGGACGGCTGGGAGTTGGCCGCATTAGTCTGGCTACCACGCGGAGGCTGATGGTGGGTCCCCCAATTTCCCAGCTGCTCTTGTACCAATGAGAATACCGAAGGAACAGGAAGTAGTCATAGCGTGGCTGTACGGCTTTGTTACCGGCAGCATCATGATGCTAGTTCTCTTCGGTCTAAGCTACATCCTCAACCACAAGTTCTAGCTCAGCGCGGAAGGCTCCGCGACGAGGGCGCTGGCGGGCACTCGCGGTTGGTTCCTCCTCCTGCGAGCACCGTCAGCGCCACAGGGGGATCGCATGGAACACGGCGAAGCCACCCACGATGGACGTCCCTCGGTTCTCCATCCGATCACTCTTGAGGATGAGTACTTGGCCCAACTGGTGCGGGTTTACGGCTGGGAATATGCGAGCGAGTTACTGAAGCAAGATGCAGCCATGCGCGACGCCGCAGAGCAGGCAGCGAAGATACGACGCGGCAGCAACCCAAGTCCCAATCCACTGAAGGAGGCCTGCTATGCCGATTTCGTTTAACAACATTCCCGCCAATTGGCGTATCCCGCTGTACTGGGCGGAAGTGGATCCTTCGCAAGCTGGTTTGCCGATCGTGCGCCAGCCTGCGCTCATCGTCGGCGCCAAGATGGCGAGTGGCCTGCAACCCGCCGACATCCCCCGTCCGATGGGCACGCAAGCTCAGGTTGACCGAGCCTATGGTCAGGGCTCCGAGATCAGCTGCATGTTCAA